CAGGAGCAAGAAGTTGAGGTACAACCCCAGCAAACTCCAGTGTCTCGTCCTGACCAGAGGGCAGTTGCGTGGCAAGAGCGCAACGAATGGTTCGGTAAGGACGAGGAAATGACTAGCCTCGCTCTGGGCTTGCATCAGAAGCTAGTCAGTCAGTACGGGACTTCATACCCCTCGACTGATGAATACTGGAAAAAGGTCGATGACACCATGCGTCGTCGATTCCCAGAGTATTTTGAAGAACGGGAGCCGGCCACCACGCGGGAGACAAAACCCCAGCGTGAGAAAGCACCCCCTGTCGTAGCTCCGGCGACACGAAGCACTGGTTCCAAAAAGATCAAGGTTTCGCAGTCAATGGCAAACGCGGCCAAAAAATTGGGCGTTCCACTGGAGATGTACGTCAAGGAAATGATGAAATTGGAGGGTAGATAAATGGCTGAGAACCGTACACCACGTAATATCGAGACTCGTACCCAAGCGGAGCGCCCCAAGCAGTGGGCACCACCGGAGCTTCTGCCAGAACCAGATAAGCAACCGGGTTACAAGTATCGTTGGATGCGCGTCACGCTTCAGGGCGATACCGACGCACGAAACATATCAATGAAGTTTCGTGAGGGTTGGGAGCCGGTGAAGATTGAAGAGCAGCCTCAGTATCAACTGCTAGTCAATGGTGAGGGCAGGTGGAAAGACTGCGTTCAGATTGGCGATGTGTTGTTGGTCAAGACGCCAGAAGAGCTGGCCGAGCAGCGTAATGACTATTACCTGAAACAATCGGAGCAGCAAATCAAGGCGGTTGACAACAACCTTATGCGGCAAAATGACCCTCGTATGCCCATCTTCAAGGAGTCAAGTTCTTCGACTTCGAGAGGAAGTGGCAAATAACTTTTTGGAGTAAACAATGGCATATCCGACTATTGACAAGCCTTATGGCTTGAAGCCGATCAATTTGATCGGCGGTCAGGTGTACGCCGGTTCCACTCGCCTAATGTCGATTGCTTCTGGTTACAACACCAGCATCTACTACGGCGATGTGGTCAAGCGCGTGGCAAATGGCACCGTCGAAAAAGACGTTGGCACCACCACCGCAACACCGGTTGGCATCTTTGTAGGCTGCACCTACACCAACCCCACGACCAAGCAGAAGCAGTTTGCGCAGTACTGGCCTGCTGGCACCGTGGCTTCTGACGCTCAGGCTTATGTGGTTGATGATCCTGACGTTCTGTTCAAAGTGGCTACCGTTTCGTCTGGCACCACCGTCGCCTTTTATGGCCCGGATGCTGTTGGCGCAAACGCGGCTCTGGTGCAGAACTCCGGCTCAAACACCACCGGCGACTCGGCAATCGCTATCGATGGTACTTCCATCGCTACGACTGCTTCGCTGCCGATCCGTATCGTTGACATTGTTCCCGACACTTCCAATACCTCTAACGGTTATTGCGAGTTCATTTGCAAATTCAACGCGCCTTATGTGACTATTTCGGTGAACCTGAGCGGTGCTAACACTGCAACTGTTACCGGCGGTCATGCGTATTTGAACCCGACTGGCGTTTAAGGAGTAAGACATGGCTATTTCACGTGCACAACTACTGAAAGAGCTGCTGCCTGGCCTGAACGCTTTGTTCGGCATGGAGTATGCTCGTTATGGCGAAGAACACAAAGAGATCTACGAAACCGAGACCTCCGAGCGTTCGTTCGAAGAAGAGACCAAGCTGTCTGGCTTCAGTGCCGCACCGGTGAAGAACGAAGGTTCTGCAATCGCGTACGACAACGGCCAAGAGGCATGGACTGCTCGCTACAACCACGAAACCATCGCACTGGGTTTCTCGCTGACCGAAGAGGCCATCGAGGACAACCTGTATGACAGCCTGTCAGGCCGTTATACCAAGGCGCTGGCTCGTGCTATGGCCTACACCAAGCAGGTTAAGGCTGCTGCTGTTCTGAACAACGGCTTCTCGTCGAACTATCCCGGCGGCGATGGCGTTGCACTGTTCAGCACTGCTCACCCGCTGGTATCAGGCGGCACCAACAGCAACACCCCTTCGACCCAAGTTGACCTGTCTGAGACCGCGCTTGAAAACGCAGTCATTCAGATCGCAGCTTGGACCGACGAACGTGGTCTGCTGATCGCTGCCAAGCCCCGCAAGCTGATCGTCCCGCCGGCACTGCAATTCGTTGCAACCCGCCTGCTGGAAACTCAGCTGCGTCCAGGAACCAATGACAACGACGTCAACGCGATCGTGAACAACGGTTCGATTCCGGAAGGCTATACGATCAACCACTTCCTGACCGACAACAACGGCTGGTATCTCACCACCGATGTACCCAACGGCATGAAGCACTTTGTTCGTATCCCGCTCCAGAATTCAATGGATGGTGACTTTGACACTGGAAACGTTCGCTATAAAGCTCGTGAGCGTTATTCATTTGGTTGGTCGGACCCCCTGGGCATGTTCGCAAGCCAAGGCGCATAAGCCAAAAGCTAGTGTTCATGCGGTATCTGAGGGGGCTTCGGCCCCCTCTTTTATTTCCTCTTGCGTTACTAGTTAACTTAGTGTAATATGACCTTACTTTCACAGGAGGTTATATGGCACGAGGAATTTACAAAATTATCAACGTAATTAATAACAAATTTTATGTTGGTAGCGCAGAAGACTTTACTCGTAGGAAGAGAGTGCATTGGTGGCAGTTGCGCAGGGGTAGTCATGCAAACAAACACTTGCAGGCGGCTTGGGCAAAGTATGGGGAGCAGGCTTTTACATTTGTGATTGTGGAAGAACTTCCACAAGAGGCAGATGTTTTGGCTGCTGAGAACGTTTGGCTGAAGGAGCACGTTGGCAAGGAGTACTGCTACAACTTGGCTATGGATGCCACATCACCGCAAACCGGTATGTTTGGCGAAAAAAATTCTATGTGGGGCAAGACTTTTTCTCACACAGAAGAAGCAAAAGCCAAGATTGCTGCTGCCTCAGCGGCCCGCGTACAAACTGACGAGGAGAAGGAAAAGCGCCGCAAGTCCATGCGGGGCCATCACGTAAGCTCAGAAACCAAAACCAAAATCTCCGCCACCCTATCCGGCGAGGGCAACTACTGGTACGGCAAGAAACGACCTGATCACGGCGAAAAGGTGAGCAAAACCGTGTTTTCTGTCCGGGATGGGATTCTGTTCCCTAGCTTGCAGCTGGCGCTCCAGTACTACGACATCAAGATGCCGACCTTGCGGCGCGCGTTGAAGTCAGGCAAGCCCATCAGCCGTGGCAAATTGACCGGCTATGAGTTCAAATATGGCGGCCTTACACAGCCTACGGAGCACGACTTGAACTTGATTAATTATAAGCTCGCGCAACCATAGCCATCCTCTTGCATTTTGGTTGGCGGCATAGTATAAGGCTATGAATCCGGGAATACCCGGTGCGTCGAACAGTCCCGGCTGACTTCATGCAGATCGACGTACCTAACCGCATGAGGGAAAATTTATCATGGCAGTTTCTACCACCCAAAGTATCTGGCGTTCGGGCGGCGGCGATAACACTCGTCAAGCCTATTGCGGCTCCGGCGTCATGGCAGCAGGTTTCTATGTTGCTAACGCGGCAGTTGCCGGCAACGTTGTAGTTGCTTCCGACTCCAGCACCCCCCTTATTCTCCCTGCAAACGCTGTTGTGACCTCGGTTGTTATCACCAATGGTCTGACCAGCGGCACGATGAATGTTGGTTACACCCTGATCGATGGCTCTGCTTCTAACGCTGCGTTCTATGTGTCCGCTCTGGCTGCTACCTCGGCCAAGACTGTGACTCCGGGCGCAACTGGCGCAGGCGCTGGTATCGGCACTGTTGCTGATGCAGATCAAAACTTCACCGTCACCACTGAGAGCGCAAGCTCGGCTGTCGGCGATGTTTCTGGCTACATCACCTACTACGTCACTGATCCTCTGTTCGGTCAGCAGAACTCCTAATAGGGGGCCAGCATGGCTATGCAATCAGACGTACGGCCAGGTATATGCCCTGCCAACGCCACGACTGTCGTACTCGAAGGTCGCACTCGCTTGAAGGGCGGCCTGATTCAGTACGGCACGACGGCTACGGTGCAGATCAAGGATGGAGCATCTAACTTGGTGGTGTTTACAGCGCCCGGTGTGGCGGGTGTGACTCCGCTAAACATTCCTGATCAGGGCATTATTTGCAAATCCAACCTGACCGTTGTAACCAGTGTTGGTGCAAACGTGACGGTGTTCTATGGCTAAGAAGACTCCCTCCCTTGCTATCGGTCGCGGCGAGAAGCTGCCCGTGTCTAAGGGGGCGGGTCTGACGGCCAAAGGCAGAGCCAAGTACAACAAGGCTACCGGCAGCAATCTCAAAGCTCCGCAGCCGGAGGGCGGTGCTCGCAAGCGGTCTTTCTGCGCGCGCATGTCTGGGATGCCGGGTCCGATGAAAGATGAGAAGGGTCGTCCTACAAGGAAGGCGGCTTCATTAAAAAGGTGGAAGTGTTGATCGTGGATATCAATCTTGTCTGGAACGGCGCTCTTTCGCTGTTTGTGGGCCTGTTTGCGTATGTCGCCCATGAGAAGTTCTCGGAATTGGCTCGTATTACTATTCTGCTGAACAAAACCCGTGAGGAGATTGCACGGGATAACGTTACCAAAGCTGAGGTTGACCGCATTACTGACCACATTGATCAGCGATTTAATCGTCTTGAGAACAAGATTGATCAGTTGATCGAATCTCAAAGGAAGATCATATGAAGCGCAAAGTCAAACGTTTTGCAAAA